ATATTGGACGTGGTTTTAGATAAATTGAAAGATAAAAATATAACAATAAATAACTATGATAAATGTGTAATTAATCTTACCAAAAATATGGACGTTAATTTTATACACAACCATCCCAATCAAATTGTGTTTTTACATTATTCTAATCTAACCTGGAATCCTGAGTGGGGTGGTGAAACTGTTTTTTATAAACATGATGGTAAGGATATTTTAGAGTCTAGTCCTTATACACCTAATAGGGCCATCATATTTGATGGAGAGATAAAACATACTATAAAAGCTCAAAATATTTTAGGACCAAGTTATAGATTTACTACTAGTTTGTTTTTTAACAAATAGACGAATATCTATTATTTATGATATAAATATCGCTGAATGCTTATGGTTTAGAACTTAAAAAAATTAGTGTATAATGCAGTATGCCATTAACAAAAGTACAAATAGCCCCCGGATTTAATAAACAAGTTACTCAGACTGGAGCAGAAGGTAAATGGACTGATGGTGATTTTGTTAGATTTAGGTATGGCTTACCTGAAAAGATAGGTGGATGGGAACAGATTCTAGCAGATACTTTAGTTGGTGCCGCAAGAGAACAATTTATTTGGGCTGATTTAGATGGAAGACGTTATGCTGCAATAGGAACAAATAAAGTATTAGTAGTATATTATGAAGGTGCTTTTTATGACATTACTCCTTTAGATACAGCTTTAACAGGATGTACGTTTGATACTGTAAATACATCAGCAACAGTAACCGTAAACAAAGCAGCTCATGGACTTGAGCCTGGAGATATTTTTTTATTTAGTTCTGTAACACCACCATCAGGAGCAGGTTATTCTGCAGGAGACTTTACAACAAATCCTTTTCAAGTAATTACTGTTCCAGGTAGTGATGAATTTACTGTAACCATGGCTAGCGCAGCAGGGACAACGGTCAACGGATCTGGATCAGCTACAATTACACCCTACGTAAAACCTGGAGCTTTAGGATTTACATATGGTTTTGGTTGGGGCACAGGATTATGGGGAGGTGGTCAACAAGTAATAGGCACTTTAAATGGAGCATTATTAGATGACACTGCAGGAACTGGTGGATCAGGTACATCAATTACACTAACCTCTACAACAGGATTTCCAACATCCGGAACAATAAAAGTTGGTGCAGAATTTATTTCTTACACAGGTATTTCAACAAATGATCTTACAGGAATAACAAGAGCTGCTGCAGGAACTAGGTCCGCACATGCAGATGGAGCTGGTGTTGAATATTTTACAGCTTGGGGTGAAGCTTCCTTAGCACAAACTTTAACAACTGATCCTGCTTCTTGGTCATTAGATAATTTTGGAGAGAAACTTATTGCTACAGTAAAAAATGGAAAATCTTTCGAATGGAATCCTATAAATTCTAACGCTAGTGCTTTAACCACAAGAGCAGCTGTAATTTCTAATGCACCAACTGCCTCTGTAATGTCCTTAGTTTCAGATAGAGATAGACACCTAATAATGTTAGGCACTGAAACAACAATCGGATCACCATCAACACAAGATAAATTATTTATTAGATTTTCAGATCAAGAAAATATAAGTGACTACACACCTACTTCTGTGAATACTGCTGGAACTTTTAGGTTAGACTCCGGAACTAAAATTGTTGGAGCAGTAAAAGGTAAAGATTACACATTAATTTTGACTGATAATGCTGCATATGTAATGCAGTTTGTAGGTCCTCCGTTTACTTTTTCTATAAGACAAGTAGGATCTAACTGTGGTTGTATAGGTCAACATGCTATGAAATATGTCAATGGAGCTATTTATTGGATGGGAGAATCTGGTGGCTTTTTTGTTTTTGATGGTACTGTTAAATCATTACCATGTGCTGTTGAAGATTTTGTTTTTACAACAAAGAATGGTGAAAACCTTGGAGTCAACTATCAAAATGGTGAAATAGTTTATGCAGGGTTAAATCATTTGTACGAAGAAATTTGTTGGTACTATCCTAAATCAGGATCATCATTTAACGATCGTTATGTTTGTTATAATTATCAAGATAATACTTGGGTAACAGGATCATTATCTAGAACTACGTGGGTAGACGCTAATTTATATGATGTTCCATATGCAACTGAGTTTAGTTCTACTGGATTACCATCGTTTCCTGTAATTCAAGGTGTAACAAACACAAATGGTTCGACTACTTATTTTGCACATGAAACTGGAGTAGATGAGGTAGATGCTACAGGTAATAAAACTGCTATACCTGCTTTTATAGAGTCAGGAGATTTTAGTTTAAATCCTGATGGAACAAATGCTGAGTTTTTTATGAGTATGAGAAGATTTGTACCTGATTTTAAAACTATACAAGGTAATGCTCAGGTAACAATTTTGCTTAGAGATTTTCCCGCAGATACAGAAGCATCGTCTCCATTAGGACCATTCACGGTCACCGGATCAACACAAAAGGTAGATACTAGAGCAAGAGCTAGGTTTGCTAGTTTAAAAATTGCTAACACTGGAACAGAACAGAACTGGCGTTTTGGAACTTTTAGAGCAGATGTTCAACTTGATGGAATGAGAGGATAATGGACCCTATTACACAAAAAATTTTAGAACAACAATTAGCTATAAGACAAGATCCTAATTTCAGTCTTTATCAACCATCTAATATAGCTGAACCATTAAATGCAAATGAAACTTTAGGAATTGCTCCGCTTGTAAGTGAAAAAACTACAATGCCAGACTTAAGAAAAGTTGCGGGTAATGTTATTAGAAATAAAGCTATTGATTATGCTGCAAGTAAATTAGGTATGAATAATGCCTTATCTTCTGGTTTAGCTGGAATAATTGGTATTGGACAAAATACGTTTGCACCATTAACAGCAATATCAGCTCTTTCAGGTAGATCTCTTGGTATTTCAGATTATTTAAGTAATAAAAGATCACAAAAACAAGCAATAAAAGCAAATTTAGTTAATGACAAACAAGGAAATATTGTAACATACCCTACAGGTATTATGTCCATAGAACCAACTTCTCAAGACTTAGGAAGAGGAAGTTATGGTCAAGATACAAGAGCTGATAGAACAAACCGAGGAGTAACGTCTGCACAATTTCAGGCGTTAAGAAAATAATGGCTAGAGTAGATATAGTAATTCCAGAACCAACACCGAGGTATACTGAAGAAAATCAAAGACAAGTAACTCAGTCTTTACGAACCATGCAAGATAAGTTAAATACATCTTATCAACAAGAACTTAAAAATGAACAGGACGCTTTTAATTATTTTTTATCATGACAATTAGATACAAAAATCAAGGTTATAAACAAGCTGGTACAGGTAAGACTACTGTGTTTACTTGCCCTAGTGATGCAACAGTTATAGTAAAAAGTGTATATTGTTCTAATACTGATGCTTCCTCAGCTATTTTAGTAAATATGAATCTTGTAGATTCTTCTGACTCTAGTGCAGAGTACGAATTTTTTAGAGATGGTGTGGCTGCAAAATCACAAGTCAATGCTGCTCCAGAAGGTTTGAACTTAGAAGCAGGTGATGCTATAACAGTTCAAGCAGGTACAGGAAGTAATACAATTCAAGGTGTAATAAGTTATGCTCTTATAGATAGATCTCAAGAAAATGGCTAGACAAAAATTTACACATTTCGTACCTAGAGATAAACCTAGAAAGAGGCCGCGAAGACACTCAAAAACTTTAAATAAAAAAAAGAAGTTGCAACATAGTAAGAAATATAATAGACAAGGACGTAAACAATGAGTGATTTACCAAAAATATCTGCAGAGGCAACTGAAATCATTAAACATAAAAGAACAGGAAAAGTGTATGATAGCAAAGCTCATTTTGATTCTGATGTTGCTGATCCCAACACTGATACTACTCAAGATGATTTTAGACAAGACCTCGAAATAAAAGTTACAAGAGCAGGAAATATTGGTGCTAAAACCAAAAAATAATGAAACCTAGAGGCGCAACTGAACTTCAACACGAGTTGCTTGAAAAATACGTATCAAAAGATTTACTAGATAAATTTCAAATATGTACATCTATTCCAGGAAAAGTGCCACTGGATCCCAATAAAATAAATATTCTTTGGCAAAAGAACTCTTGGGATCAACCAAATTTACAAAGCTTTTTTAGAAATAAAGACAGACACCATGAGTATGATTGGTATGTTTTCAATTCACATTGGTGTTATGAAAAATTTAGATATTTTTTTCAAATACCTGAAGATAAATCTATTGTAATTAAAAATGGTGCACATCATTTTCCAAAAAGAAAAATTTACAAGAAAGGTGATCATATAAGAATTATGCATCATTGTACTCCTTGGAGAGGCTTGAACGTATTATTATTAGCAATGCAACTAGTACA